AACATCAGTGGCTCCGTTTTCCAAATAGTTGTAGAAACTGCACACTTTAGATCATGAGTTGTCTAAGTTTGTGTATGTTAGTGGTTTGGATGCCAATGATGTTGGTGATTTGGTTTTTAAAGCAATATAAAAATGCGATTAGAAACTTTTTATTGAGATGGATTACACTACGTTTGATGCTAGTTAAACGCAGTGGGCTCATCAACTTGACTGTTCTTTGATTAAGAAATGCCGTTTGGTTGAGGATGAGTGTGCTGGTATAGCTGACCATTTGTTAAATCAATAAAAGAATACCATTGGGTATGTCACCAATTTTAAGACTGGGATGGTTGTGAAATATACCACACCATTTACCAGAAAGTCTGGGGACGCAAATACAAGTTGTGGTAATACCACAGTGAATATGAGTGCTACTAAGTTTGTCTATGACAATTTGAACTTATATCAGGACTTGTAGTTGTGTTTATTACTAGGTGATGATAATTTGTCTGTTATGGATGTCACACCTAGCAATCGCAAATATTTTGATGATGTACATTTATTAGAACGTGTATTAATTGAGTAATACAAATTTTTGGGCCTTGATGTTAAAGTTAAGGTGTCAACAAATTTGGCACACGTTGAGTTTTGTAACATGATATTTGCGCCCATTTTGATACGGGAAGCTAAAAAAGTGAGTCCGAGCTACACTTTGATAGCAAAATTGGGGAGGATGATGTCGAAGTTTATGAAAGTTAAAACTACGTCATTGAAAGGGGTCAGTAACTAATATTACGTTGATAGTAATTTGATTGCTGTTGCTAACACCCTATCCTTCTACCCTGGAATCAAATGTTTCCAGGAACGGTTTAGTGATGCGTTATAAAGGGGAGTGGTATCAGCCGTTGAAGCTGATAATTAATTGTTGAAAACCCCTGTTAAAACATATGAACCCGATATTTTACGGTGGAAGGACATGTTTTATTAACGTTATCATGTAACTTTGGACCAGTGTGCTACTGGGGAAAACCTTTTTAGTCGCTATGGAGGGAATTCCGATGGTATTCAACGTGATGTTTGGATATCGTGGTTTGATCGTATTGCTACTGTAGATTTATGATATGTTTGGCGCCGCATATATAAAAGATGTAGCAATAGCGTAGGAGGGCTGTGAAAATACCACAAGCCTAGAATTAGTAACCACGTAGGAACCGTCGGAAAAGAAACAACAACAATTAGAGATAATAACAGAGACCTAAACAGAATATGTTATAAAAAGCAATAGGTTTAGGGATGAAATATGGAGGACCAATTATGAATCACATATTTGGATCTGGTGATTATGTGGTGTAAAATAAAACAGTTAGAAACTCCTTGTTTTAGGGAGCTAACTTTGAGTTTTAAAAGACACGCACATTTGTGACGCACAGAGAATACATTGGTGATGTAATATCATCACCAACTGCTTCAACATTTAATTATAATGTATACTCAGTGAATCCAGGTAATGCGGTAACATTTCCTTGGTTATCATAGATAGCCTAAAATTATGAGTCGTATAAAATGCATGGATTGTGTTTTGAATATAAATCTATGAGTGCTGATGCGCTTAATAGTGTTAATACGGCCCTCGGATAGGTGATCATGTCTGTATAGTATGATGCTGCCAATTTGCCGTTCACAAACAAACAGGCTTAAGAACAATACGATGGAGCTATTTCAGTTAAGCCATCCCAGTCGATATTGTTAGGCGTTGAATGTGAACCGGTATTGTCAGTACTACCTATGTTGTATATTAGAAATGCAACTTTACCACCCAATACTGCCATACAATTTTGTGATATGGGAGTTTTTCAATTGTCAACAAATGGTTTCTAAGGGACATCCGTCAATGCAGGAGAGTTATGGGTTACGTATAACGTTGAACTCATACATGAAAAATTAAACATTGATTTGTCGGATGATTATTCCAGATATGAGCTGTTATTACCAAATTCTGGTTTTACCAATTTGGGTTCAGCAACCATTTAGGAGGGGGTTCCCCTCATTTTGAGTTCCGGTACTATTAATACTGGAACATTGCCACCAGGTACATATTTACTCACGTTGTTACTCTAAGGAAGTACATTATCTGAGACCGGGTCAACTCTTACTGCCTCTGGAGCTTCTTTCAATAATATATTGAAGAATAACACCGCTTCAACTTTTACGGTGTCTTCAGCAGCAGGTATGATGTTAGTTGCCGCTTTCACAACTTTCCAGTAAAATGCCTAGATTGTTATATCAGGGTTTACTTGGACTGGTGTTGCCTCTACTTGTGATATTATATTATCACAGTTAGGTAATCCAGAATGATTATTGTTTTATGTTAGTTAGATACCGATTACATTAATCGATGAGTACAAAC